ATGGCAATAACTACAAATGATACTGATCTTGTTCGTGGACAAGATCTCTTAATCTTTATCGGAGCAGATCCAATTGGATACGCAACAACTTGTTCATTAGAAATGACTATGGACACAATAGATACTTCAAATAAAATGTCAGGTGCTTATAAGACTTACTTAGTAGGTCAAATGGGTTGAACCTTATCTAGTGACTCATTAGTAACATTTGCTACTACTGCTGGAAAAAGTGTAGCAGACTTATTTGAAGCTATGGAAGCAAGAACAGCAGTTACAGTAAAATTCGCAAAAGTTGGTGCAGCATATGCAGCTGGAACACCTAGTTTTACAGGTTCAGCTCTTATCACTTCATTAAGTGTTCAAGCTGATAACGGAGCAGTTGCAACTATGTCAGTTACTCTGACTGGTACAGGTGCTTTAACAAAAGCAGAAGCATAATTTCTATTTAGAATAAGGGTAGGGAAAAGCACCCTACCCTTTTTATTTATAACACTATGGAAAAGTATAAACTAAAATTAAATATAAAAGCAATAGTGTATTTTGAAAAGTTATCATCAATACCATTTTTAAAAATAGATTATTCTGACTTAAAGGAATTATCTCAATTAATCTACTCTTGTTTATATGCTAATAATGATGATTTTGATTATTCATATGAAGCATTTGAATCAGTAATGTCAAGTAATAAAAGAATTGCTGAGAAACTATTGAACCGATTTTTTAAAGTAGTAGAACTTGAAAAGCAATTTTTCAAGAAAGAAGAACCAACAGAAGAAGGTTCAAATTCAACTGAAAATTCAGATCTATATATTTATAAGATCATACCAATCTTAGTTACTAATTGTGGACTTGATATAAAATGAGTCCAATATGAAATGCAACTGGATGATATTGGATTATATGTAGATCACTATAATACAACCAGACAACAAAAATTACAACTAGATAGATTATGGTGTTACTATACTATCCTACCACATATAGGTAAAAAGTTAAAATCACCAAAAGATCTGATCTTATTCAACTGAGAGAAGAATGAATCTGAGAAAGCTTCAAAAGAATTAGCAGATGAATACACAGATAAATTAAAAGAAATACTGGACAACGCTAAACTATAAAAATATGGGAAAACAATTATCATTTGCTGTTGCATTAAACCTATTAACAACAGGTTTTACTAAAGGAGCAAATAAAGCTAATGGAGCATTAAGAAGTATTCAATTACAGGTAAGAAATCTCAGTATGGCATTTGCAGCAGGTGCTATTGGAATTGGGAACTTTACTAGTCAAATAATGATTTCTGTCAAAGGAATGGCTAAAGCTACTCAAACACTTAAAAATGTGACAGGAGATAGCTATTCATACAGTAATGCATTGAAGTTTGTAAACGAACAAAGTAAAAAATATAATCAAGAGTTAATAGGTCTTACTGGTAACTATGCAAAATTCTATGCTGCTGCAAGAGGATCAAATATGAGTTTGAAGGATACTCAAAATGTATTTGATGCATTAACACAATCATCAACTTATTTTAATCTCTCAGCAGATGAAACAAGTGGAGTAATGTTAGCTGTTACTCAGATGATGTCAAAAGGAAAAATTACTGCTGAGGAATTAAGAGGTCAATTAGGTGAAAGATTACCTAGTGCAATTCAGATAATGGCAAGAGCATTAAATATTACAACTGCTCAGCTTGATGATATGATGAAAAAAGGAAAGCTGGTAGCATCTGAAGTACTTCCATTATTCGGACAACAGTTGAAGCTTGAAACAATGAATTTCAATCCAAATTCAATTGAAGGATCTATCAATAAATTGAGGAACACCATTACAGAATTATTTGCTACTGATAAAATGCAAAAACTGATGTCTGGGGTTATTAATACGATTACAAAAGCTTTTGAAGTTGTAGCAAATAACATTAAAAACATATCAGCTGGAATTTGAAGTGCAATTGCAATGTCTGGTTCAGTAATGTTTAGTAAGATGGTGCAAAAACACAATCTTGATTTAGCTCAACTTACTAATAAATATGGTGGATTAAGAGAGAAATTCAATAGTATCAACAGTAAAATCAGCTCACCTATAGTTACAACTGATAATCTTGGTGATGATTTTACCAAACTAACTAATCTTACAAAGAAACAAGCAGATGCAGTACACACTTTAGCTACAAAATATAACCTACTTGAAGAACAAGCAAGAATATCCTTTGGTAAATCTATTGAAGATGTAGTTAAAATGGAAGAAAATCTTGGTAGAACAGAAATAGCAACTAGTAGAGTAGTAGCTGGTTTTAAGAGAATTGGAGCATCCATAAAATCATTTTTAATTTCTAACTGAATAACTATTGCTGTTGCAGGATTAACATTCCTTATTACAAAAATTGCTCAAGCAATAAAAGAAGCAAATAGGTTAAGAAATATTCCATTTGAATCTCAAAGAAACATTAAAACAGTAGAGAAATCATATTCTGCTGGTGGAGCTGGATACATACAAGAGAAAGCAAAATTAGAAGCTATCAGAACAATGTATTTAGACATAAATACAACTATAGCTAAAAGAAAGCAATTACTTGAAATGTTAGGTGTTCCAACTAATAAAGTTAATGGCTATACATCAGAACAATTAAAGAGTGAAGATCTTATAAATTCAGCAATTAATGAGAGACTAAAACTCATTAAAGAAGAAGCAATCCTTAGAGCTAAAGCACAAGAATATACTAGGATCTTAGCAAGAAAAGAAGAACTAAATACAGAGATTGCTAAAACTAGTTCTGGCTTAACAACTGCTGAAATAGTTTTTGAATCAGTTTCTCCTAATAATCCTTTTTCTCAAAAGCTTAAAGACATTCAAGCATATAAGAAGGAGATTGCAGCACTAGATGCAGTTCTTGCAAATAAAGGAGCTGAATTTGAGAATGCATTTAGAGAGCTTGAAAAAAGAAGAATTGAAGGTGATAATACAGGTGGATCAAGCTCAGAAAATGATATTATTATTTTACAGAAGTATGCAAAGGAAAGAAAGGAACTAGATAATCAGATTAAGAATGGAGCTATCTCCCAAAAAGAATACTATGATGAAGTATTAAAATTAACTGATTCATTCCTTAAACAAATTGGTATACTGGATAAAGTAGAAGGAAAGTACAAAGAACTGTTCTATACTTTGATGGAAGAAAATCTGGGATTAAAAGATCTAGAAATTGAAATTGAAGATCCAGAAATCAAAGTTGATACTGATAAGTTTCAAGAGAAGCTTGAAAAAGACCTTGCTAAAGATCTTTATATCCCTATAAGACCAGAAGCAAGAGATAAAACCTTTGACTATAAAAAGTCAGTTGCTCAAAGACTGGAAGATGAAGTAGAGATTGCTCAAAAACTTAAAGAGGAATTAAAGAAGGCTGTTGAATCTGGATTATCAAATTATAAACTTGAATTAGAAGTAGCTATTAAGGGTGAAAAAGATCTCTCAAAAGCTCTAAAACTAGCACAAGTACAAGAGGATATTAAGGGTATCCAAGAACAACTTAATGAATCTGCATTTAGTAGTATCAAAGATGTAGCTACATCTGTTGAAAGATTGGTTGATGCATTTAATAATGTAAAGGAAACCTTTGAAGATATTGATGCATCTGGATTTGAAAAAGTGATGGCTGTAATTAATGCACTTATTCAGACAATTGATTCAATATCATCAGTAGCAAATGGAATTCAAGCATTAACAGAACTAACAAACAAACTTACTTTAGCTAAAGAAGCAGAAACAACTGTAATTGCTACAAAAGGTGCAACAGAAGTAGAAGCTTTAACCGCTGTAGCTACTGCACAAACAGCAGCAACATCAGCAGAAGTAGCTGGAATAACTACAGTTACAACTGCTAAAGCTGGAGCAGCTGCTGCAGAAGCACCAATTATGATTGCTCAAATGGCACTAGCAAAGACTGCTGCAGGTGTTTATGGTGGATTAATGGCTGCACAAAGTGCTGCTGCATATGCTTCAATTCCTTTTGCTGGAGTAGCTTTAGCTGCTGGACAAATTGCTGCTATGGAAGCAATGATTATTGCTGCAAGTGTTCCAAAATTTGCTGATGGTGGTATTGTAAGTGGTGCAACTATAGGAATGGTTGGAGAATATGCAGGTGCATCAACTAATCCAGAAGTAATTGCTCCTTTGAACAAGTTAAAGAGTTTATTAAAGCTTGATGAAAAAACAGGAAGTAGTGAAGTTACTTTTAGAATTAAAGGTGATACACTAGTTGGAGTATTGAATAATTATGATAAGAAAAAATCAAAAGTAAGGTAATATGAAATACATAGGACATTTTAAAAACATAAATGAAATACCATATAAAGTTGTAATTGATACTGGTGGAGTTGGAGAAACAGAAATAACAATGGGTGCTGATCCTTTCATAGTAAAATATGAAGGAGAAAGCACCATTTACAAACCATTAAAACTTTCATCTGCATCTTTAAATATTGTGAGTAGTAATTATCTATTTGATATTTATAGTGCAGAAGCACAAGGAACAAAAATTCAGTTGTTTAGAAATAATACTGAGTTAGAATGATCTGGATATGTTGAACCAAACCTTTATAGTCAAGATTTCAACAAATACTATGAAAATATTGAAATTAATGCAGTTGATGCACTTAGTTCATTAGATTACTTTAAATATGAAACGGTTGAAGAAGGTAAAAAAGGAATAGTTTCATTAGGTAATGTTGTATATACTGCTGTTCAGAAAGCAGCTGGTGATTATACTAAACTTCATATCATAATGTCAAACCAGAGAAGTGATTATGATCCTTTAAATCCAGAGTGCGTATTAAACAAGATGTATATTTCTGAACAAAATTTCTTTGATGAAGATGGAATACCAATGACATATAAGGAAGTACTGGAAGAAATATTACAGTATATGGGTTATACTATGATTGCTTTTAAAGACAGTATTTATATACTAGATTATGACGCTATTAAAAATGGATTTGGGAAGTATTATATCTATCATACTGTTGATAATTTTAGCACTCATTATACTTCAATTGAAACTATTACAAATACTAAAGTGATAAGTGCATCTGATTTTACAAGTGCAGAAACTACTATAACACTTGATGAAGTATTCAATAAAGTATCTGTAATTACTTCATTGTATAACTTTAATTCATTGCTTCCAGACATATGAAATACTGAAGATTTGACTAATTATACAAAAGTCTGGAACTCAACTGAAATAAGCACATATAACCACTATAACAGAGATAAAGGAACTTATCAGAAAAATCACTACTCTAGATATTATACTCACAATAAGTATAGAAGTTATTATTATAATAAAACAAACTGGCAACCAGTAGAATTACCTGCTTTTAATAGAGAATTATTCAATACACAGGGAACAATACTAAAACCATTTATTAAAGACACTATAGGTGCAACTATTGTAAGATATGTCAATTACAATAAAGATGAAATTATCCCTAAATTAAATTTTGAAGATTATATATTACTCCACAGGCATTTACCAGCTGGTGGTAGTGACGGTAGATCAGAAAAGGTGTTTGAACTAAAATCAGAAAACATTCCTAGTAGCACATATTCAGAAACTGCTTATTTAGTTATTTCTGCTGAAGCTTTATGAGATGATAGAGAAGGTGCTGTATATATAGATCCTGACTACACTCCTACTGGTGATAACTTTGGATATAATGATCTATTTATATCTTGTTTACTAAAAGTAGGAGATAAATACTGGAATGGTACTAGTTGGTCAAATTATACAAGAGGTGGTTTCTTCCTTCCTTTTGCTAATAGTAATACAGATACAAGAAGTTATTTGAATAAGTGGTTTCCTGTAATCAATACGGTTGATTACCGTTTTGAAATTGATGCAGTAGGTTATGCTATACCAATAAAATCAGAGGATGGCTTGATGGGTGATATTGAATTTATTATAAATTCTCCAGATTATGTAAATGGTAGTAAAAGAGCAGAAAATGTTTGAATAAAGGGATTAGAGATGAAAATATACAGACCATACATTAATCCTGATGAATCTTCAGATACAGATACAATATATGAGAATGTGATCAATGAGGAATTTGTAAAAGAAGGAAAAGAAATGAATTTTAAGATCTGCACACAAACAGGTAAAGGATGATCATATAGTTCAGTATTTCTTATTAATGGTAACTACATATACACTTTAAAAAACATACCGTTAAATCTTACACAAACACCTGAAAAAACTATCATTCAAAAATATGTAAATCAGTATTCGACACCATCTAAAATATTAGATATCTCTCTAAAAAATGACATTAAACCATACTCATTATTGACCATTGGAATCCTTACTGGAACATTCATAGTTGATACTATGGAGATTGATTATTTTAATGACAAGAACACAGTGAAATTAGTAGAAAAGAAATAGTTATGGAATTTAAAATAAGTAACATACCAAAAGTATTTAGAAGTAAGTACAAAATACATTCTGGTGGTAGTGTTTCAGCTGGTGGTAGTACATCAACAGGTGGATCAACTCCTTCTGGAAACAGTTGAATAGAGTTTGTGACAAATTCTATATTAAACTTACCAAATCTAGGAAAAGAGAATACTCTATACATAGTAAAAGATGAAGAAACTGGTGATGAAGAAATATATACTTTTGACTCATCACTAGTAAGCTATAAAAAGCTTACAAATAATTATAATAACATAAATACAATAAATGGAGGCATAGCATAATATGGCAACAAATGCATTAAATGTAGACATACTACATAGAACAGGTACTACTGCTGAATGAGCTGTTGATGGTGTAGGAACTGGTAAAAATAGAGTACTAAGGAAAGGAGAATTTGGTGTAGAATTTACTAGTACTAACAGAGTAAAAATTAAGATAGGGAATGGAGTTACAGCTTGAAAAGATTTACCATATGTAACATATTCCGAAGAAGATATTGATCTTCTAGTTTCAAGTTCAGCTATAATGAACAAAACTCTAGATGGATGGGCTACTCCTAATGTTTCAGCTCCAGTATTAGGAACAGATACTTTGATTACAGCTTTAAGGAAAATTCAAGCACAATTAAATGATAAAATTGGTGGAGCTGTACAGATTGATGCTACTACTTTACAAGGTAAATATGCATCAGATTTCATTCTAAATACTGAAGTAGCAAATACTGGTACTGCTTATAAACTTATAAGAGCAAATTCACAAGGGAAATTAGCAGCAAGTATTACAGGAGATGCTGATACTTTAGATGGAAAACACGCTTCAGATTTCATTCCAGCAGAAGGAAATAAAACAATAAATGGAGATATTACACTAACTGGAAAATTAACTCTATTAGGAGATCCTACAGCAAATCTGCACCCAGCAACTAAGCAGTATGTTGATAATATTGCTCAGGGTTTAGATCCTAAGCAATCTGTAAAAGTTGCAACCACTGGTAGTATCTCTCTAAGTGGATTATTAAATATTGATGGAGTTCAATTAGCAGCTGGAGATAGAGTACTTGTAAAAAGTCAAACTTATGCATCACAAAATGGAATATATGTGGTTGCATCTTCTAGCTGGACAAGATCTAATGATGTATTAACTCCTTCATCATTTGTTTTTGTTGAACAGGGAACTGTTAATGCTGATACAGGATGGGTTATTTCAACAGATGGTGCAATAACAATAGGAACTACAGATATAAACTGGATACAATTTTCATCAGCTGGTGTTACTGTTGGTGATGGTGTAACAATCACAAAAAATGGAAGTATGTTATCTGTAATTCAGTCTGGAATTTTGGATCTTTCTTTAGCTGGATTAGGAGCTGGAAGTGATACTGATATTACTGCATCAAATACAATGCTTCAAGCTTTTGCAAATTTGAAAGCTTCAATTAGCTCTTTAAAGCTAGGGAAAGTAAGTGTTGTTGCTGGTAAAGGACTATCAACCAATGACTATACAACAACAGAAAAAAACAAACTAGCAGGTATTGCTGATGGTGCACAAGTAAATACTGTTACAAGTGTTGCAGGTAAAACAGGAGCAGTAACATTATCTCTAGTTAACTTAGTTAATGTTGCAGGAGATGTAATAATACTTAATGGAGGTACTGCATAATGGCAACAAATACATTAAATACTAGAATGAAACAAAGGATTGATACTGCTTCAAATTGGAGCAGTACAAATCCAGTTCTAAATAAAGGTGAAATTGGACTGGTATTTTCTGGTAACAATTCAGTAATGAGAAAGAAAATTGGTGATGGAGTAACTGCTTGGAATAGTCTTATATATCAAGATGAAATAGCAAATATTAATGGACTACAAGCTGCATTACTAGGGAAAGAACCATTATTTACCAAAAACACAGCATTCAATAAGAATTTTGGTTCTACTGCTGGTACTGTATGTGAAGGGAATGATGCAAGGCTATCCAATGCAAGAACTCCTACAGCACACACTCATACAAAGGCTAATATAACAGATTTCCCTACTTCATTACCTGCTTCTGATGTTTATAGTTGAGCTAAGGCTTCAACAAAACCTTCTTATACATACTCAGAAGTAGGAGCTGCTGCAGCTAGTCACTCCCATAGTTATGAAGCACCAATTACTGCTGGATCTACATCTCAATATTGGAGAGGTGATAAAACTTGGGTAACATTTCCAACTTCACTACCTGCATCTGATGTTTATGCTTGGGCTAAAGCTTCAACAAAACCATCTTATACGAAATCTGAAGTAGGACTTGGTAATGTTGATAATACTGCTGATGCTAATAAATCAGTAAACTATGCTTCTTCTGCAGGTAATGCTAATACAGTTGATAGTAAGCATATCTGGACTGGAACTCAAGCAGCATATAATGCTATTGGAACTAAAGACAGTAATACACTTTATTTTATAACAGGATAGTATGTACAAGATTGGAAACAATACAGTTGTTGGTGCTTTTATGGGATCTACAACTGTTTCAAAAATATATTTAGGTTATACACTAATTTATCCAGCAGTTGTAGAAGTATTAAGTGGAACTTCTTATTCTGCTTGGAGCTATTCAAATGATTATAGATCTAGAACAGCTACACCTTGAACACAGGAGAAATATCAAAATAATACATATGGTAGTGTTGTTTATGGAACTCCTGTAACACAGTCAGAGTATGCTCAACAGAAATTTTTATGGTCTGGTTATTCTTATTTCAACAATAATGCTTACAGAAACAGAACTTATACAAGCACTTATGAGTGATCATTAGATGAACCATATGTAACAAGTGCACCATCTGGAACTTCTGCAAATGAGTATGGAGTACAAAGTGTTAGTGCTTGGACATATACTGATTCAATTACCAGAACTAGAAATATAACCTATAAATATGATAATGGGAATACTGTAAAAGCAGGTGGAACTCAAACGGATCTCGGATCTATTGGATATGCAATTTGGGATGGTTCTACTTACTGAAATGGATCTTGTGGAAGTAACTATTACTATGTAGATTATAAGAAACTTAGAGATGAGTATTACTGGAATTATGAACCAGAAGTGACTTATTCAGATTATTATAATGGAGCATCAAGAAGCAGAAGAATTGATGGATCTTGTGGATGGGTTAAGGGATGGACTACTTGAACTAACACAGGTGAAGTATCAAATGCTGCTGGAGCACTTAATGCTTATGATTGTGATGGAACATATTCTGTTCAATATTACAGACAAGTAAGATATTATCAATATCCAGATGGATCTGGTAGAACATCTACTGAATACAGAGGATACGGACAATACAGCCGAATACAAGTTAATGGACAATGTGGATATTATTCACCATCTAGAACTCCTCTTGATTATTATGCTTTTAGTGAGTGGTCACAAGAAGATGCTTGGAATGCCTATATATATGGATATGCAACATCTGGAACTATTTGGTGGGATGATTGGGAATCTAAATACTATACAGATCAAAACGGAAGCACATACGCACAAAATGGCTTCTACCTAACAGATATTGGTGGATCTCCAGAATCATCTGGTTTTGAAATCGTTATGTAACAACAATTTATTTTATTTTAATGAAGAAAAACAACATTCAAATTTGAGTAGCTTGTTTCCTAGTACTGGTGGGTGTAGGATTACTAATAGCTGGATTTATAGTTCCACCAACTGGAGTAATTGATTCATCTGCATTAATAGCATTTGGGGAAATAAGTACTTTCGCTGGTGCATTATTTGGAATAGATTATAAATACAGAAAATCAAACTAAAAAGAGCCTGTAGTCTTTAGGATTACAGGCTTTTCTTTTATTTTTGTGTATATGAAAGAACTAGCAAAACCAACAGGAGATCCAACTGAAGTATTTACTTTAGTTGAGTATAATGAACCACTAGCAGAGTATGTTCATAAACTTGCTGAGAAGATAAAACCAAATGGAGCATATGAATTTTATAAAGGTATGCTTGATTCTCAAGTATATGTAAATTTTATCCATAGATATTTTGACAACAAAGTAAATACATCTTTCATTGATGAATATGAAGATGATGAAGTTCTAAAAGATATGATTACTACTCTTGGTTATGACTTTAACAAGTTTTGGTATCTTCTCTTATTTATAAATGATTTAAGTTATTGTGCCTGTAAAAGAGAAACTGAGTTTTTTAAAAGTGCATTTGAATACTTAGAAGAAATCCACAGATATGTAGCTGAAGAAGGTGCAGAACTAACTATAAGAGTTAAGGGTAAAAAGAAGGTGGAAATCATTGATCACAAAACATTAGATCTTATCAAACAAACAGTTAAAGATATTATGGATAATGTTGGTAAGGGTAATCTAAATTCACTATATCCAAAATATTATTCATTCAATGTTGTAAAAGAAAATTCTGACTCATACACTATCTGGTATTTTGCAACATTGTTTCTTATGTTCTATGAACTTGTACCACCTAAGAACATAAGAAAAAAGAAGGAAGGCTTCAATTCATATAGTAAGAAACTCCTTATTTCTAGGCTAGTATATCTTGTTGGACTTAGTTCCAATGAAAGCTTTTTAGAATCTGAATATATCATTAATGGGTTCTTAAAACAGTACAAGAATTCATCTATTTATGATAAAATGGTTATAGAATATTTCTTCTAATCGGGAGTAAAATATATTTCATTTTTACACATTTTTGGTCATTCTAATTGTCCTGACTTTTGCAATGTAATCAGGACATAAAGAGGTGCACATCTTTATAATTGATTATCTGGAAATCTTTCACCAGAGATGAAAGAAAATTAAAATTTCCAATAACAAATTATAAAATGGAAAATCTTATTAACCTAAAAGTCCTTCAAAATGAAGGCAAAAAAGTTGCCAGACTTGCTGGTAATCGTGATCTTAACGAAAAGATCGTTAAGTCAAAAAAGACTTCTATGAAGTCAAATGGATTACTTATCCCAGCAATCATAGTAGATGCAGCTGATGCATTGAAAGCTGGACTTGAAGTAATAGATTTTACTTCAAAGGAAGTAGTAACTGAAGCTAATGCTTCTCAGTATGTTGTACTGATTGATGCCAACCACAGGTATCAAGCTCATACTGAGCTTATGTCAGAAGATTCTGAGTACAATAAGGAATTTTTCCTTATGTATCCCTTAAACTCAGAATTGAGCATCCCTAAGATGTTAGCAGAGATTAATACTGCTACAGCAGCTTGGAAAGGAGCAGATTTTGGTAAGGGAGCAAAGATGATGTGTGCTCAGCAAATTCCGTTACTTGATGAAATTAACGAATTAACATCAAAAGGTTACTCACTTGATTCAGCCTGTAAGTGGCTTACTTTCAACAACAAAATCAACAAATCAGTGCTATCAAAAGCAATGAATGGTGAGATTTCTACTGATTTAGATAAGGATACTGAATCTGGAATACAAAGAGGAAAAAATATTTTGAATGCAGCAACAAGCGTACTTGATGAAAAAGTACTGAAAACCAGAATTATCATTGACTGGGTGATACAAAAATTCTTAAAAGGAAAGGGTGATGACTTTACCAACTTTGAAGAAACATTTGTCAAATTCTTTAAATCACTTAATAGAAAGGATGCTGAATCCATTGAAAAAGCAAAGGGAAAGAGAGGAGAAAGCACAAAAGAACAAATGATTTATAATCGTCTTGAACTGCTTTATAATAAGTTCCTTGAAAAGACAAATAAACCACTTAATCAATAA